GGGGCGAGGATTACGCTTTCTGCCGGCGCTGGGAAGAATGCGGCGGCGATGCCTGGCTTGTGCCGGACCTGCAGCTTGACCACCACAGCGCGGACAAGTCGTTCCCGGGCAACTTCCACATGTACCTGCGCCAGCAACCTGGAGGCGACCTGTGCCCCTGATCTACCTTGAGCATCCCCGCCACGGCCAGAAAATTGCCACGATGGAGGCCGAGGCAGAATACGACGAACAAAACGGGTGGCGGCGTTATACTCCGGATGAGCCTGACGAGCCGGGGAACGATGCCGCTCCCATGAACCATATGCTCGGAAGGCGCCGTCGCAAGGAGCCCGAGCATGTCCACGACAGCCGGTGACCAAATCTACGCCGCGCTGCGGCTGATCGGTCAACTGGCCGAGGGCGAAACCCCATCGGCCGAAACAGCGCAGGACGCGCTGGCAGCGTTGAACCAGATGCTGGATTCGTGGAGCATCGAACGCCTGTCGGTGTTCTCCACGCAAGACCAGGTGTTCAACTGGCCGGCAAACGTCTACGAGCGCACGCTCGGCCCCAGCGGCAACTTCGTCGGCAATCGCCCGGTGCTGCTGGACGATTCCTGCTATTTCCGCGATCCGACGACGGGCATCAGCTACGGCCTGATGTTCATCAACCAGCAGCAGTACAACGGTATTGCGCTGAAGACCGTCACGTCCACTTACCCGCAGAGCATGTGGGTGAACATGACGATGCCGAACATCACCATGACGGTGTACCCAGTGCCCACGCGAGAACTGGAGTTTCACCTCGTTTCGGTGCAGGAACTGTCGCAGCCCGCCACGCTGAACACGGTGCTGTCGTTTCCGCCTGGCTACCTGCGGTGTTTCAAGTACAACTTGGCCTGCGAGATTGCAGCCGAGTTCGGCGTTGAGCCGCCGCCGACGGTGCAGCGCATTGCGATGGCATCCAAGCGCGATCTGAAGCGGATCAACTTCGCTGACGACATCATGAGCCTGCCGTACAACCTGATCAACCGCCGTCAGCAGCGGTTCAACATCTACGCCGGGACGCCGTAATCATGGCAAACGTAAAGATTTCCGAACTGCCGGTTGCAACGTCCGTTGACGTTGTTGACTCTGTGCCGCTGGTGCAAGGAGGAACGACCAAACAAGCCACTCAAGCTGCGTTGCTAACCACCACCGGCAACGTCACCGCCGCAAAACTGGTGCCCACTGGTGGTACGGCCACGGGCAACGGCATGTACCTGCCGGCGACAAACACGCTGGCGTGGAGCACAAACGGTGCGGAGGGGATGAGGCTGGATGCCTCGGGGAACCTCGGGATTGGGACGAGTTCGCCGGGGTACAGGCTGGACATATCTGGCACATCGGCTACTGCCAGATTAAACGCCACTTCTAATAGTGGATACGCTTTTTTGAGTTTGACAGGTACAGGAAGAAGTTACGAAATAGGTGTCGGTGGTAGCACCACTGGCGCTCCTTATCAGAACAATTTATATTTTGTTGATAACACTGCGTCTTCGGTTCGGATGGTGCTCGACGCCTCCGGCAACCTCGGCCTGGGGGTGACGCCGAGTGCTTGGAGTGCGGCAGCAAAAATGCAAGTGCCAAACGGCGGTGCATTTGGTGGCGTTGGCCCGTCACTTGATTTTCCGTCCAACGCATATTTCAACGTTAACTGGAAATACGTCACAACTGCGGCAGCAGCGCTCTATTCACATAGTTCAGGCGCTCACCAGTGGTTCACCGCCCCCTCAGGCACCGCAGGCAACGCGATCAGCTTCACGCAGGCGATGACGCTGGATGCGAGTGGGAATCTCGCTGTCGGAACTACAACGACCGGCTTAAACGACCGGATGCGCGTCGAGGGCACTGAAGCCCGCATTCGCTCTCGTAACAGCACTTCTGGCACCGAGATGTATATGGGCTCCATGAGCTCCAACGAAGCGCGGCTGTGGACTTCGACAAGCACTGATCTGACCTTCGGCACCAACAACACCGAGCGCATGCGCCTCGACGCATCCGGCAATCTAATTACCACCGTCAACAGCACCGCTCCCACGCTGTCCGCCAACAGCACAATGTCGTTTGAACTTACCAGCGACACCAGTCTCAAGATCGTGGTGCGCGGCACTGACGGCGTGACGCGGAGCGTGTCGTTGACGCTGGCGTGACATGAAAACCCCCATCCTCGGAGCCGCCTACGTCGCCCGCAGCGTCAATGCTGCGGCAAACAGGTGCGTCAACCTGTTTCCAGAGGTGGTGCCCGAGGGCGGCAAAGAACCCGCGTTTTTGCAGCGGTGCCCGGGGCTGGAGCTGGTGGCCATCGTTGGCACCGGCCCAATCCGGGGCATGTGGAAATTCGGCGACTTCCTGTACGTTGCCTCTGGCGGCAAGCTGTACCGCGTGGACGGCAACTACGCCATCACGGAGCTGGGGTTGATCAACGGCAGCGGGCCGGTGAGCATGGCCGACAACGGCATCCAGTTGTTCGTGGCTTGCAACCCCGACGCGTTCATCTACAACGCCAACACGGGTGTATTCGCGCAGGTCACGGATCCCGACTTCCCGGGCGCGGTGAGCGTGGGGTATCTGGACAGCTACTTCGTTTTCAACGAACCTAACAGTCAGCGTGTGTGGGTGACTTCGCTGCTTGACGGCACCGCCATTGACCCGCTGGACTTTGCCAGCGCTGAGGGCAATCCCGACAACATCGTGTCGCTGATGGTTGACCACCGCGAGGTCTGGCTGTTTGGCAACAACACCGTTGAGGTCTGGTACAACGCCGGCCTAGCTGACTTCCCGTTGGCGCGCATCGATGGCGCGTTCATGGAAACCGGATGCCTTGCGCCGTACAGCGTGGCCAAGCTGGACAACGCCGTGTTCTGGCTGGGCTCTGACGCCCGCGGCAACGGCATCGTGTACCGCAACCAGGGCTACAACGCCCAGCGCGTCAGCACGCACGCCATTGAGTGGCAGATTCAGCAGTACGGCGTGCTAAACGACGCTATCGGTTACTCGTACCAGCAGGACGGTCATTCGTTCTACGTGCTGACGTTCCCAACGGCGCAGGCTTCGTGGGTGTTTGACGTTTCCACCGGCCTGTGGCATGAGCGGGCGTACTGGGACGGCGTGCAGTACCGCCGGCACCGCAGCAACTGTCAAGCCAACTTCAACGGTCAGGTGCTGGTGGGCGACTGGGAGAGCGGGTTCATCTACGCCTTCAGTCAAGACACGTACAACGACAACGGCCAAGCTCAGCGTTGGCTGCGGTCGTGGCGTGCGCTGCCGACAGGGCAAAACACGCTGAAACGCACGGCGCACCACACGCTGCAACTGGACTGCGAGTCTGGCGTCGGCGCCGGTACGGTAGACACGTTTTTTTTGCTGACCGAAAACAGCGAAAACCTAACCACTGAAGGCGGACAGCAAATAGTCACTTCGCTCATCTCTCTGACCGACGGCGCAAACCCGCAGGTCATGCTGCGGTGGTCCGACGACGGCGGCCACACTTGGAGTAACGAGCACTGGACCAGAATGGGCCGCGCTGGCGAGTATGGCAAGCGTGTCATTTGGCGCCGTCTGGGCATGACGACCAAGCTACGGGATCGGGTGTACGAGATCAGCGGCAGTGATCCGGTAAAGATCGCCATCATGGGTGCGGAACTGTCCGCCACCCCGACGAGCGCCTGACGTGGATCTGGCGCCTCGCGTACCGTCTCAGCGCGACCCCGTGGTGGATCAGGGCGCGCTGGCCACGCGGGCGTGGTTTCGGTTCTTTCAACTGCTGCAGTCGTCCATCGAGGACGCGGCGCTGCTGCAGTACACCGTGGTGCAGAACACCACCGGCTTCACGATTCCCAAGGGCGCCGTTGTCGGCTTTGTGGGCGTAGGGTCGAACAACGTGCTGTCGGTAACGCCGTACCTAGCAGACGGCTCGTCGCCGTCGCTGTACATCCTAGGCGTCATGGCCGAGGAATTGCCCGACAGCGGCGCTACGGGCCTGTGCTGCGTCTGGGGCAACGTCAGCGGCATTGACACCAGCGCGTTCAGCGTAGGCGACGTTCTGTACGCCAACCCAACGGTGGCGGGCGCGTTCACCAACGTCAAGCCTACGGCGCCTGACAACGTGATCCCCATCGCGGCAGTGCTGGTGGACAGTGCGACGGCGGGCGAGATTTTTGTGCGACCCACGATTGAGCAGCAGAAGTACTACGGCGAGTTCACCAAGACCAGCGACCAATCGCCCGCAGTCATCAACACGGCCTACGCGCTGACGTTTGACAACACCGAAATCGCCGAAGGCATCAGCATCGGCTCGCCGGCGTCGCGCATTGTGGTGGTGCAATCGGGCCTGTACCAGTTTGACGCCACCGTTCAGATCAGCAGCAGCAGCAGCAGCGCCAAGACGGTTTGGCTGTGGTTCCGCAAAAACGGAACAGATGTCGCTAACTCTGCCAGGCTGGTGACGATCAACATCAACAACGGGTACACCGCTGTGTCTATGAGCGAGTTTTTCTCGCTGGCGGCAAACGACCGCATCGAGATCATGTTCGCCGCAAACGATACGGCCATCACGGTGGATAATGTCGCAGCCACTGCGTTTGCCCCAGCAGCCCCTGCCGTCGTGCTGGCGGTGAGCCAGATTCAACAGTGAGAGCATCATGAGCGTTTCGCTTTCCCCCTACGCAGGCGCAGGCGCCCAGTTCTTCGACAACAACGGCAACCCGCTGGCCGGCGGGCTAATCTACACCTACGCTGCCGGCACGACCACGCCGATTGCAACGTACACCAGTTCGTCTGGCGGCACGGCCAACGCCAACCCTATCGTGCTTGACAGCGCCGGCAGAACGCCCGCGCAGATCTGGCTGACGGCCGGGAACTCGTACAAGTTCGTGCTGCAGACCTCGCTGGGCACGCTGATCAAGACCGACGACAACATCTTCGCGTCGTTTGACCTGTCCAAGGAAGTCGGCGTCGTCGTCGGTCTAGGCGGCAGCAGCGTGGCCACCAACATTGCCGTGGGTGATACGGCGCTGGACACCAACACTACTGGGTCCAACAACACTGCAGGCGGCTATAACGCGCTGACAGCCAACACTGACGGCGTGCAGAACACAGCGTTTGGCTCGCAAGCACTGGATGCATGCACCAGCGGCGACTACAACACTGCCGTGGGCTACGACGCACTGTCGGCCGTCAGCACCAGCAACTACAGCACGGGCTTGGGATATCGGGCCATCAACGCGGCCACCACCAACGGCGGCAACACGGGCGTGGGCGCTGACGCACTGCTGCTGACTACGGGGTCCAACAACACCGCCGTGGGCTACGCTGCCGGCAACTCGGTGACCACGGGGTCGAACAACACAGTCATCGGCTACGACGCCGACCCCTCCAGCGCCACCGTCAGCAACGAGGTGACCATCGGCAACGCCAGCGTTACGGTGTTCCGCGTGCCAGGCCTAACGCTGGTGTTCAGCGTCAAGTACTTCAACCACGGCACGCTAACCGTGGCCACGCTGCCGGCAGCGGCTACCGCAGGGGCGGGTGCACGGGCTTTTGTCACCGACGCCAACGCAACCACGTTCCACTCGATTGTGGCTGCCGGCGGGGCAAACGGTGTGCCTGTGTACAGCGACGGCACCGACTGGCGGATTGGGTGAGGTGAATCATGGCAAAAGTGTCGTCTGAATACTGGTCGTATAACGATCCGCGTTGGGCCAATGACCCGGCGTATGGCAACCCGGAGACCATGAAATATGTGGGTCCGTGGGAGCAGGTTCTGCAGGCAACGGGCTTCCGGGGAAAAGTGTATGAGCCCATGATTGAAATGCAGCCCGACCCGAACGGCGGTTTTATGCCGCTAGAAGTTGGGCAGCAATATACGCCTCAAGCCAAGGCGGCCATCGATAGCCTTCGCGCCTCTGGCTACGACCTGCGCTGGAAGCACCCCGATCGCCGCACGTTCAACACTTACTGGGGTCTGGTAACGCCAGAAGGCAACGTCGAAGACATCAAGATTGGAGGCTCCGACATCGGCGACATGATCAAGCCGATGATCAAGGTCTTCGGCGCCGGCCTCGGGTTGGCCGGTCTTGGCGCGGGCATCAATTCGCTGTTGGGCGGCGCTGGGGCTGGAGCGGGCGCAGGTGCAGGTGCCGGCAGTGCACTGGGCATTGCAGAAGCTATGGCGCCTGGCGTGATTGCGCCGGCAACCGCTGCGGAAATGGTGGGCGTCAATGCGCTTCTGGGGGGGACCGGCGGCGCGCTGACCGCGGCGGACTTGGCGACTTTGCCGTCGGATGTGCTGGGGCAGATCAGCCCGCCGCCGCAGACTCAGGTCTATGACCTTGCGCCGCTCAGTAACCAGACCGTCACCAACGTCATGGCGCCCAACGTTCAAGCGCCGGCAACTGCACCCACGACGCCGTCTGTCAACGCGTTGACCGGGGGCGCGTACGAGAACCTGACGCCAACTGAACTGTTGCAGTTGGACTACTTGACGACGCCCACGTCGGCTATGACTCCGCTGCCGACGGCAACATCAACGGTGACGCCGCTGGCAAACCTGCCGCCGGGATCAACGGTCACGCCGCCAACGTTTGAGTTTGGCACGTTGGCTGACCCCACTGCGGCGATTACGTCAACGCCCCCTTCGGTGGGCACGATTGCTGATCTGGCGGGCATTCCGGCAGATGCCGGTTTTGCTGCCGGCATGGGCGTTGACGCGGGCATGGCGGCGCTCAACGCTGGGGTGACTGGTGCTGGTACTGCGGTAACTGGTCTTGGTGGCGGAGGCGGCGCTACTGTTCCCACCGCCGCAGACGTTGCTGCTACTGGCGCAACCGGCGCCGCTGGAGCCGGCGCCGCTGGGGGTGGCGGCGATTTTCTTTCCGGCATGTCTGATGTCGCGGCCGCCGAAGGGGCCGGCGTTGCGGGCACGGGCATTTTGACGAGCGGCACCAACATTCCGTCAAATGTTCTGAGTGGCGGCAGCCTCCTTGACAAAGCCGTCAAACTCGTCACCAGCCCCGTCGGCCAGGCCGTCGTAGGCGGCGTCGGCAGCGTCGTCGGGGGCGTGCTGGAAGCCAACGCTGCAGAGAAGGCCGCAGAAACGCAGTCGCAGGCTGCGGCAAACGCGCTCGCTTTGCAGCGAGAGATGTTCGAGTACCAGAAAGGCCTGCTGGAACCGTACCGCACTGCCGGCACAAAGGCGCTGGAGCGCCTGTCCGGTGCAATGGGCTTCGGCGGCCAAGGCTCGCAGCAGCAGATGCTGGAGATGGACCCGGGCTACGGGTTCCGTCTGGGCGAGGGGCTGAAAGCGCTGGAGCGCATGCAGGCTTCGCGGGGCAATTTCCTGTCGGGCGGTGCGATGAAGGCCGGTCAGCGGTTTGCGCAGGATACGGCGTCGCAGGAGTATGACCGGGCGTTTGGAAGACTCTCAGATATTGCGGGCATCGGCCGATCTACTAGCACCCAGATGGGCAACGCGGCGTCCGGATTTGGCACCTCTGCCGGCAACATCATGGGCCAAGAAGCCAACGCGCTGGCGGCGGGGCGGATGGGGCGAGCCTCGGCTTACACTGGGGCCATCGGCGGGGCGCTGAACTCGTTCCAGAACTATCTGAACCGGCAGCAAGAAGAACGCCTCGTCCGAGACATCTTCGGGCGCACCCTTGGGGGCTGAAATCATGCAACTTGACACCCGATTGCCCCTGATGGCCGGCCAACGGCAGCCGATGCAGTTTGCGCCTGAGTCGCAGTTGCAGACGCTGTCGCGGATTGCGCCTGGGATTAATGCGCTGCGGGGGGTGCAGCAGCAACAGATGGAAACTGCCGAGGCTGTGCGCAAGCAGCAGGCGTACCAGCAGTTTCAGTCTGAGGTCGCCAAGGCGTTTCCAGGCGGCGTGAAAGAACTGGCTCGCGTTTTTATGACGCAGGGCACGACCCCTCAACACTTTGAAGTCGGCCAGAAGCTGATGCAGACGGCGATGGAGGAGGACGAGCGCCAAAAGATTTTTGGTGGTGGTGCCGGTGCGCCTGCGATGGCCGAGCAGCCTGCCGCCATGCCGGCTGCAGCACCCGAAGCAGTGCCAGAGATGGGCGTTGGCGCTGCTGGTGGCGCTCGGCCTGTGAACGCCATGATGGCACAGGCTGCGCCTGCGCCTATGGGTGCGCCTGCCGCGCCCGCAAAGATGCTGGATTACGCCGGCCGGCAGTATTCGTCGGAGCAAGTCGGGCAGATGCTGCAAAGCAGAAACCCGCAGTTGCAGCAGCTTGGGCGGTCAATTGCGGATGCAAACAAGCCCAAAGCGGATCGAGAATTTGCACCGTCAGAAATCTCGCGTTTGCAGCAAGAGATTGCTCAGTTGCCGGCAGGTGATCCGCGAAGGACTCCGCTGGAGCAGCGAATTCAGATGCTGACGACGCGCCCGCCAGCGGCATCAACCAACGTGCAGGTAAATTTGCCTGACCTTGAGAAAAAAGAGCGCCAATCCAAGGGCGAGTTTAACGTCAAGCTCTACGAAACAATTTCTCAAGCGGCTAGGCTTGCAGCAAGAACTTTGCCGGCAATTGATACGCAGATCAATATTCTTGACCAAGGATTCAGAACTGGCTTTGGCGCCGAAGCGCAAAAAGCAGCGGCATCTGTGCTATCTGCTCTCGGCGTTCCTGAGGCAACAAAGTACGCGTCGGACGCTCAGGCTTTTACTTCGGCCCTCAATCAAATGGTGCTGCAGCGCCAGCTTGAACAGAAAGGCGCGCAAACCGAAGCCGACGCACAGCGCATTACGCAAACAGCTTCGCAACTTGGCAACACAAGAGAAGCCAACCGATTTATTTTGGACGTCACCAAGGCGCAAAGCAAGCGCGACATTGAGCAGAGGTCGTTTTGGGACAAATGGTGGAAAGAGAATAAGACGTACGAGGGCGTTGAGGATGCTTGGTACGCTGGCGATGGTGGAAAGTCTCTGTTTGATCGTCCAGAACTTCGTAAGTACGTGCCGCAACCTGCGGCCGCCGCGCCTGCGCGTGCGCCGCAGACTGGTCGGCCGGCTGGCGTTGGCGCTGACTGGACGCTGAAACAAGACGCCAAAGGCAATCGAGCGTGGGTCAGTCCTGATGGCAAGCGTTTTGTGGAGGTCAAGTAATGGCGTTCGACCTTTCAACTGCCAAGCCGGTTGAACAAGAGCTCGCCTCGGGCTTTGATCTTGCCACCGCTCGGTCTGCGTCAGAAGTCCCCGGCCCACGACGCCGCGCTTCTACGATGGACATCATCACCAGCGCGCCATATCGCGCCGTCGCTGGTGCGGCAGACATTTTGCTGACGGCACCAGAAAACGTGGCCAATCTTGCCAAGATGGGATTTGGTACGGCAGCTACCGCGCTAGGAAGACCTGACCTTGCGCCAGAAGTCACCGCACCTCGTCAGCCCGTTGCAGAGGCGTTCAAGCGTGCCGGCCTGATCCGCGAGCCGCAGGGCGAAACCACCGCGGGCCAACGGGTGCTTGACGTTGCTCTGCAGGGCGCGACAGGCGCTATTACTGGGGGGGCTAGCGCTATTGGTCAAACCGCGAGAACGCTGCCACAACTGGCGCGCGCTACGACCGGCATGGGCGCAACTGGTGCTGCGGCCGGCGCGGCAGGCCAAGGTGTCACTGAGGCTACTGGGCAACCGTTGCTTGGTGCCGCAACCTCTATGGCAATTCCGGGGGCCGCCATCAGCGCGGCGCAGGCTCGGCAGGCGTCACTGCAAGCCCAGCAGTCTCGCAACGCTGTGCGCGATTTGACGCTACGACAGGCGCAAGCTGAGGGCTACATTGCAACGCCCGGAAGCATTACGCCATCAACCCAAAACGTGCTGGCGGAACGCCTTGGGGGCAAGACACGAACGCAGCAGGAATTTGCTGTTCGCAACCAAGAAGTGACAGATCGTCTTGCGCGAAGGGCTCTTGGCTTGCCTCCAGATGCAAGGCTTGAACGCAACACAACGCAGCAGATTCGCAGGGACGAATTTCAAAGAGGATACGAGCCGCTCAATCGAATTGGAGCGGTGAGAACCGATCAGGATTTTGACAACGCTTTGAACAATGTGTTGCAGGCGTACACCGGCCCTGGTCGGTCTTTTCCTGGAGCCATTCCGCAACCTGTTGTTGATCTGGTCAATTCGTATCGCGTGGGGCAGTTTAATTCTGCAGACGCCTTGCAAGCCACTAGAACGTTGCGAGAGCAGGCCAACGCCAACATTTCTCGCGGTGACAACGCGCTTGGTTTGGCGCAAAGAGCCGTCAGCAATGCGCTTGAAGACCAGATTGAGCGCTCGTTGCAACAGGCCGGCAATCCAAACGCTCAGGCCATGCTTGAGCAGTTCCGGGCATCTCGGCAGCGCATGGCAATCAGTCACGCGGTAGAAGACGCCATCGTCGAAGGCGGGGGGTCCGTCAGCGCAAGGCAGCTCGCCAATGATTTGCAAACCAGAGGCAGATACTTCAGCGGCGACCTAGACCTGATCGCACGATTTGCCAACATCTCGCGGCCGGTGATGGTGCAACCTGGCGTCCAAGGCACCCCGGGATCGCAAACACTGTTTGGCTACATGGGCGGCGGCCTCGGCGCTGCGGGTGGCTACGCTATGGGCGGGGCGCAGGGGGCAACCCTTGGTGGCGCGGTGGGAGCAATGGCGCCGGCAGCAGTTTCGGCTGGAGCAAGGCGCTATCTCAGAAGCGGTTTGGCGCAGCAGAGAGCAATTCCGACCTACGACTCGCCAACGGTTAACGCACTGGCGGCCCAAAACGAAGCACTTTTGCGTGCAGCGATGGGCATTCCGACGTTCACTAATCAGCCCACAAACGCCTTGATTGACTGATGGACACTCAAGCCCTCTTCAACATCGCAGTGTCTCTGGCCGGCGTTTTGGGAGGCTGGATACTGAACAACATTTGGCAATCAATTAGACTTCTTGACAAGGACGTCAGGCAAATGCCGCATGTCTACGTTGCCAAAGAAGACTACAAGGCCGACATAAGTGAAATTAAGTCTATGTTGGCTAGGATTTTTGACAAACTGGAAGCAAAGGCCGACAAATGAACGCAGTCATCATTCAAGCTTTGGTTCGCCACATCTTGACCGCCGTTGCGGGCGGTTTTGCCGTCAGATATGGAATTGATGGCGGTACAATTGATGCCATCATAGGAGGCGCTGCTGCTGCTGCTGGCGTGGGTTGGAGTGTGTACGACAAGCGTCGCCAGTAATGGACTGGGCCGAATACCCAAACTTCCGCTCTGCGGAGTTCCGCTGCCGGCACTGTGGGCGCGAGAAGATGCAGCCGGCGTTCATGGAGCGCTTGCAGTCGCTGCGCAACAAGTTCGGCCCGATGGTCATCAGTTCGGGCTGGCGCTGCTCTGATCATCCTATAGAAAAAGCCAAGACGCATCCGGGCATGCACTCTACCGGCATGGCTGCCGATGTGGCGGTGCAGGGCGCTGACGCTGTGCGTTTCCTGCGTTTAGCGCTGGGGCTAGGATTCACCGGAATCGGCGTACAGCAAAAAAGCACAGGCCGGTTCATCCACCTTGACTTGCGGGCCGTGCCGGCGATCTGGAGCTATTGAAACGCAAAGATTGCCGCCATGACAGCAATGACGATGACGATGCAGATGATCTGCTCAACGATGATCGCAGCAGCGTCGTCAAAGTCTTCGGCTCCGAGTTCGGTGCAGACTTCGGCAGCCTCGGGATAGCGACCCTGCTGGTCGCAGCCGGTGGGAAGGCGGCTCATACCTGCGGCCAAAACAGCAGCACGCCGACAGCGGCCAGCACGGCGCACACAATGATGTCGATGGTCAGAGCAATGTCCACAGCAGGGCTCCCAGTGCGATGCACGCAATGATAACTGCGGGCGCTGGAATGTAACGCGAACGCGGCTCCGCGATGTTGTAGCCCGTGGTGAACGTGCAGTCGGCCAGCGTGCGTGGGGCGGTGAGGTGGCTGGGTTTCATGGCGCTGTTTCCTCGATGAGACGGGCGATATGCCCGCCGTAGTTGGTGCGCGGGTGGTCGCGGTCGAACTCGCGGGCAATCTGGACGCAGCGCTGGCGTTCGGCGGCTGCGCCGTTCTCGCGCTCTGCTTCCATTGCCAGCTTGATCACAAACTTCGTCGCCGCCTCAAAACGCTTTTCAAGCGCAATGGCAAACCGCTGAAAGTGCGCCTCGTTGCCCCAGTGCTGGCCCGCAGTTTCGTTCATCAGGGTGGCGATTTCGTCTTTGGTCATGTCAACCCCGCCATTCCAGCCCTGCCCGCGCCTTGGCATACGCTTCGCGTATTGCCCTGCTGAACCGCACCTGAGTAGTTTGCACAGCCTCCCATGCCCTGCGCTGTCTTGCGGCGTAGATGTACCAGGGATACAGGCGGTCTTTGATCTTGCGGATGCGGCGTCTCATTTGTTCCTCGCTCTGATTTCTGCTGCACACCGTTGCGCGATGCCCTCGATGCTTGCGTGTTGGTCGCAGATGTCGGCGCAGGCGGCGCGCTCTGCTGCGGCGACGAGGGCGGCGAAGCGTCTAAATCGCGCCACCGATTGCCCAGCAATGTCCTGTCGACCAGAAAGATGATTGGTGATTGGGAAGCCCGCTTCCCGCGCCATGCGCAGGATGTCTTCTTGGGTCATATCCTTGCCCTCTCCGGCCACGATGCGGGCCGCTCGGTCCATTCGATGGCACATGGAGGTTGAAAATCTTTGATGCCGGCTGACAATTTAATACTCCAAGGCTTTTCTCCTTTGTAGCAAGGAACGCTCCAGAACTTTCCGTCCCACCAACGTATGGCATCGCGGTCGCGGGATATGCTCGCTGGCCACCAGCCGATGCTGGGCGGCGGGCCTTTGTGCCATGTGGTCATGTCTTCCCCCTAATCCACCGCCACAGCGGCAACAGCGTCAATCCGTTGGCGAAGCCGCGCAGAAAGGCGCGGAGTTTCATGCTCCCTCCACTTTGGCGATGGCGGCGCTCACTCTGTTGTAGTCGTCGTCGTGCACCACTGGCATTGTTTCGGTAGCGTGGGCCAGAGCAAGTGCGGCCTCTCGCAAAGCCTTCCGTAGTTCCTGATTCACCGTCTCCAGTTTCTCAATTCGCTGCTTCAGCACATCCGCCCGGTGCATACCGAGTTCGTAGGTTTGTTTGGTCTCTTGCACCCACTGAGTCTTTTCGGTCCACTCGTTGTAACCGCGTTCAAACTGGTGCAGCCGGCGCAGTTCGGCTGCGGCTTCGGGTCCGCAGTCGCTAAAGCCAGCCGCAAGAGAATCAGCCAGCCGCAATGCCGTAGGCATGTTTTTGCTTTCGCAAAGGGCTTCGGGTTGGTTACTCATGGTTCTTCTCCTTCAGCGCCTGCTCGACGGCGCGAGCAACTTCTCTCGGCGTCAGTTGCGCGTACCCAAGCTCCGCTGCCACAGCGTTAATCTCCTCATCCGTCAGCGACTGCCACTCGCGGCGGGGTGGGTGGGCGTAGAGTGGATTCCATGCACCCGACTCAGCATTGGCTGGCAGCTTCTTGCGGAAGTGCGCAGTGTTCAACCACTGCCACGCCATCGGCTCCTGCTCCTCCGGGCGATCACGCATGTCGATCTGCCCAGCAATAAAGCCCTTACGATATTCGTCCACAGGATCAGGCAATGGCTGCGCCAGCGCGGCGCGGAGGGCGGTGATCTCCTCTTCCAAATCCCAGAAATTCTTGGGAAACGCAGTAATCTTCTCCAACGCCTCCAGCGCCTGCTGGGCGGCTTCTCGTAGGGTGGTCATTCCGCTTCCTCCTTCCTCTGCCGAGCCTCATAGGCCAGCACATCGGCAAGCCGGTACATCACGCGCCCCTGCTGGGTGCGGCCAAGCCGGATGAACGCCGGCCCGCGCTGATTG